TTATTATTTTCCTTGGCATTTTTAAAACTTTTTTCAATATCAACTGTTTTTTCAACAGTTTTCTTAACTTCTTTTTTTGTAGAAACATCTACTTTTTTCTTTGAATTGTTATTAATTTTTTCTACAGACATGGAATAACTTGTGCCAGGAACAATTTTAGATAAATCTAATTTGTCCAAAATCTTTTTTGCCTCGTCTGCTGGTATATTTCCATTTTCATAAGAAGAAGTAGCATCATAGATATTTTTACAGTTAGAAGAACAGAAAGTGAAATACCAAGCAGGTTTATCTTTGTCTTCTCTACAGTGTGGACAATATTTATATGGCTGTCTACATACTGCACAGATTTTTTCTCTTTTCATATAGTCCTCCTTTTAAATTAAAAACGGGTGGTATTAAAACCACCCATTTTTTGAGTAAAAATTAAGCTTCTTCATCTTCATCAATAAAGTAAACTTCGAAAAGAACTTTATCTGATGAGCAAGTATCTGCAAGAATAGCACCCTTGTAGTCCATTGTCTGTGAATCTCCACCCTGTAATGAAAGTGTTAATTCTGGACTTGGAATAAATGATGGAATTCTGATAATAACAGGCTTGAAGTTTTCTTTATCACATGGATCTACAGCAAGAGCCTTAAAGAACAATTCATGAGCCTTTGGATACTTATCTGCTGAGTTAACAATCTTAGTACCTGAAGCAACTTCTTTTGTATACTTAACAATGAATTCAACTTCACCATCAGCGGTTGGTGGAATAAGTTCATCTTTTGCTGGTGCTTTGTTTTCAGGTGGTGTATTTACAGCGTCTGTATGCTTAATTACAAATTCTTTAGCCGTTGCAGCATCTCCTGTAGCAAGAGTATAAGTTTCACCCATTGCTCCATTATAAAGAGCACTAACTGATACACTGTCTTTCACATAGCCTGTAATATCAAGTTTTTCACCTGCCTTTACTGTAGCAATGTAAGGCATCTTAATTTTGTTATCTGCTGTTGCAATTTCAGCATCTGTAGCAGAAAGTGTTTCGATAACTGCCAGATTAACGAAAGTATTAGTTCCATTAACTTCGGCTGTCTTACCATTGTATTTTCTGTATACAAGATTTCCATCCTTATCTTTAATGTCTGATGAATCAGCTGTTACTTCAATGCTCATTTCTGATAACTGAGTTAAAGCATAAAGTGGCACACCGTTTTTTGTTGCACCATATCCAAACTGAAGTCTGTCTATAATTACGTCTCCTAATTTAAAAGCCATAATAGTTCCTCCTTAAATAATTTTTTGTATTAAAAAAGAGCAGTAATAAGCTGCTCAATTAATCATCAATTTGTCTCATAAAATCAAATTGTTTCTTATCAATTTTGCTAGTATCACAAAAACCAGAATAGCTTCCTTGTGTTAATGCAATAGTAGACTCATATACTTGAATTCTTTTGACTGAATCCATAAATTGATATATTCCTACATCTTTTAATTCTTCTAATTTATATTTAAAACCTGGATGATTTACTAAAGTTGAAACTAATGGCAAAAGTGCAGAAGTATGTTTTAAATTCTGCTGTTTTGCAATAGATGTATTTGTTTTATCTTCTTCAATCATCCATTTTTTTGCTGTTTTACTCTTAGGTTTTTCAATCTTTGGATGCATATTTAATATTTCACGAATGTATTCGGCAATCTCCATAAAATCATCTTCATATAAAAGAATGTCTTCCTTTGGAGAATATAATACAAATTCATATTCTTCCTGTTCAGGAGTTCGTTTTACTTGTCTTAACTGAAAATCAAAGATGTCTACATTTTTAAAAACTAAGTTTAGTGGTTCTTGATTATTAACAACCGTCTGAATCAATAAACTAAAAATTTCAATATCACTAAACTCAGTCCAGTCCTTGCCTAAGTCCCACAACATAACTCTGATAGAAGTAGAGTTATATAAGAATGGAGCAAGTCCTGCGTAAAAAGTATCTTCACCAATTCGGAGAATATCTCCCATTTTTGGCATAGATATTTTAATGCCTTTAACTTCGTAATCTTCGCCAAAATACATTCTGAGTTTGTCAAAATTGTATTCCTTTTTGTCTGATGATTTTTTTGTGCTATCTTTAAGAACTTCGGCTTGAAGTTTGTCAAGCATATTTAAACTATCCATTAACAATCACCTACTTTCTCAACTGATAATTATTAAAGGAAGTCTTACCGCCATATGGAGTGTTGGCAATTCCATTTGTATCGACAACTTGGAATACAAGAGTGCGAACAAGATAATTATTATCTGTCGTGGATTCTTTTGATGAGATAAGATGTGTTTGCATTCCAAATATATTAGACCAATTAAATCGCTCTCTTATAATAGAAGCAATGAGATCATGTCTTGGAATACCTGTTAATTTATCGTTTCTGTCATTACCATGAACAAAAATAGTAAATGTAACGTTCGTATATTTTAATGTATCCTGATAGCGAGGCATTTCATCAAAAGATACTTGATAACAGATATAATGTTTTACCTCTGTCTGAGTGTCAGGAATAAATAAATAAGGACGGATATTTGAATTTCCACCAAAATATCTATCCCATTCTCCAAGAGGTTCGTATTCCTTTATTTCTTCGTTCCATTCCCAATTGATATTACCATCATCATCGAAAAGTTCTGATTCTAATGATTTCTCGTTGAGTGCATATAAAAGACATGGATTAAGCATAAGTGCTTTCTCAATCTTTTTCTTATACTGAATATTTTCATCATCAGGAGTAGTCTTATATGCACGAAGTTTGTTTAACAAATCATTCTTCGTAACTAATTTTTCTGCCATAAAACACCTCCTATTCAGTTAATTCCAACGACAAAATTTTAGATTCAATCGTCAGGTTATCCTTAATAATTTCACATTTAACAGACAATATTTTGCCAATAGTAGAAGTGTCATTTGGAAACCTCAATTTCTTTTGATTGAATTCTGTACCATCTCGCCAAGTAACCTTATCAGTCCAATCTTCATCATCTATATTGCAAGTCCATGTGAATGTTGCGTCAGCATATTCAGTTGTAATATCTTCATTGGAATCATTGAATAGATTTGCTGTAAGATTTTTATAAGAACCACCAACTTTAATTGTTGAAGTGGATGCTGAAATTCTTGCTGTAATAGAAGATGGGGGAGTGGTTGGAGTAGATGGATCTGTTGGGGCGATTTCTGAATCGAAATATGAAGCCCACATACCAATAATATGACCATTTTCGTCCTTTTCGATATAATCTCGATTATCAGACCATACAGTTTGATATATTGTAAGTTTCTGAATCCCGACAGGTTGAATGTTTTCAATTTTTGTACAAGCCCATATCAGAGGGTGTTCAGTTGGAGCACTAACTACAATACGCATTGTTGTATCTTCATTAGTTGTGTACCAAAACTTTTCAGTATATTTATTGAGCGGAAGCCAAATTTTATTTTGGTTATCAGTTCTTGTAAATACTCGATCGGTGTACTGCCCGATAGTGTAGCTGCTTTGCATACGAAGAACAGACCACATTCTACGCTTAATTCTATCTTTACCATTCACTTCAATCCAACACAACTCGTAATCACATGGAAGAACGAGATATTTTGGAAATTGATTTGCTTTTTCCTCTCGACAGATTAACCATTTGTGATAAACATTTCTATCATCCGGAATATCTAAATATAATCCGATTGGGAATGTATTACCATAAGTAGTCTTATAATCGGTTTCAAAATAATATAATTCATCATCTTCTGAAAATCGGATTGATTGCGAAGGACGGAACTGAACATAATAATCAACTTGATCTTTATCCATTGACTGATAGGACTTGATAATAAACTTTGCATCTATGCGTGTTTTGGTTGTATTCTCATATGTCATACCTTCAGCTAATCGTGGCTGATCATCATGATAGAAATCATAAATATAACAAATCTTTGAAGTGATACTGTTATCCCAAGTTTCTTCCATCAAAAAATCAGATTCTTCTTTATAAATCTGACCTAAAGTTTTCGCATTATTTGTTTTGGCGTTAGCGATTCGCCGTGCTGTCTGTAAACTTGGCATCACCAACACCTCCTTCAAACATCTGCTTAATATATCCGTGAGAATCTAAGATTGCCCTACGGAATTTTTTGTAACTAAAATGGTCGCTCTTGAAATTATCCATAGCACCTTGTAAGGTCGCCATAAGAGTTACCATAAGTCCGTTATCATTAAATAAGGTTTTTGTACCACCTAATTTAAACATAACATTTTCAAAGAAGACGAGAAATGCTTCATCATCTTCAAATATTTTCTCTTCAATTGTTTTGTCTTTATAGAGCAGTAGCTTGTGAATGTCGCCATGCATTGCACGAACTGCTTCATTGATTTGCTTGTCTGTGAAATCACCATATATGTATTGCATATTAGGACTCCGTTGACGAATATGGTTTAAAAGCAAAACCATAATCACGAATAAGTTTTTGCTGTTCAATTTTCATTTCTTTCAGCAATGCCTTATTCAATGAAAAATCGTCCTTCAATTTTTTTTCTTCTTTTCCACCGAAAAATCTCACAGTATTTTCCAATGACTTAACTTTTGGTTCAAGCCATTTAATTGCCATACCTTTGCTAAAAAGTTCAATAACAAATTCTTCATCAGAATACTCATCAACAGAAGTTGTTAATTCAAATTCAAGTTGCTGAATTTCATCATCAAGTTTTAATGTGGA